TGAAAGAAGTCAATCATTTGAAAGAACAAATTTTAGGTCAATAGTTTTTAATTCAGCCCTAGACAAAGTCCTCTCCCTAGCGAAAGAGGTTGATGAGGATTTATTAGCAAAAGAGATTTTAAAATTTATTAGAACAAGTGATTCTTATAATTATTTTCAACATATGCTAAAAAGTTCAACAAATCTTATGGCATTAAATTTAGCCAAAGCAATCCTAAAAGCACTGGAGGATAAAGAATGATAGACTTTGTAATAGAAGGTGATATTCCATGTTTAAAGAACAGTATCAGGGTCGGTAAAGGTGGTAGATTTTATCATCAAGATAATGCAGTTAAGCATTACAAAGAAGCATTTGCCCTACTTTGCCCTAGAAGTGCCAAGAAATGCCTCACAGACCCCGTAGAAGTGATTCTACACATCTACAAGAAGGATAATAGAAAAGATGCGGTGAACTTACAAGGAATCATCTATGATTGTTTGCAGTCTGCTGGGGTTATCAAGAATGATAGGCAGATAGTGGATTGGCACTGTTATTCTAGTATTGATAAAAAGAACCCAAGAGTTCGTTGTGAGGTAACCAAAATAAATGAAGCTGATTAAGGAGGAGAGATGAAAAAGAAAAAATCAATTATTCCGCTTAAATATTGCCACGATACAATTTATGCGATTTTAGGTGGAGTTTTTGTAAACGCATATTTACAAGGACAGCTTCATCAAAATATGGATACTGGCGTGATAGAAGAGGCAGAAAAAATGATAATTAAACTACTGGCTAAAAAAGAAAAGAAAAAAGATGTAATTCCATATACCCATGTAGTGAATAAAGACAAGATTTATGGAAAGAATAAATGAAGCTGATTAGCGTATACCAAGATATTAGTAGTTATAGTGGTGGGTGCAGTGTGTGGTATGAGGAGCTAAACGATAGAGAGTTCACAAAGGAAAAGTTATTGAAACGGTTCAAGAAGGCTAGAGTAGCCAACGAATACGCCAGGAAGAAGGCGAAGAAGTTAGGGATTAAGTGTTATCCTTGGCCAGAGAAGGAAGCCTACAGAATAACACCGAGTAATAATTATTATTAATATGTATAAAATATGTATAGTTATACATGTTCTATACATATGGGAGGATAAAGAATGAAAGGCATAATTTTGGCCGGCGGTTCAGGATCAAGGCTTCGCCCGTTGACGAAGGTAACGAATAAACATTTGCTTCCGGTTGGTGCATTCCCAATGATTTATTATCCAATCAATCAGTTGATCGAGGCTGGAATTGAGGATGTTTTAATTATAACTGGCGTGGAACATATGGGAAAGATGTTTAGCTTGCTTGGAAGCGGCCGCGGCTTTGGTTGTAGGTTTACCTATAAAGTGCAAGACGAAGCCGGTGGAATTGCTCAAGCATTACAACTGGCCGAGGATTTCGCAAGTGGTGAGCCGGTGGTTGTCTTACTTGGCGATAATATCTTTGAGGATTCACTAACTCCTTTCATTAACAATTATAAAAACGGTGCTTATATTTTCTTAAAGGAAGTGCCGGACCCGGAACGATTTGGGATTGCAGAAGTAAAAGAAGGCAGAATAATTTCAATCGAAGAAAAGCCTAAAATCCCTAAAGGTAGCCTAGCAATAACCGGGGCTTATATTTATGATTCAAGGGTGTTTGGTTTTACTAAAGAACTTGAGCCAAGTGATAGAGGTGAGTTGGAAATCACTGATGTTAATTTAAAATATTTAAAAGAATGTGCTTTAAGTCATTTTGTTTTAAATGGATATTGGACAGACGCCGGCACTTTTGATTCTTATAAGATGGCCAATAGATTGGTGAATGGAAAATGATGGCGACGGCATGATATAATGGAGGAAGAAAACAATGGATAAATTAGTTGTATTCGTAAACGGATTATGTTACTCGGGAAAGACTTCGCTAATAAGGAAACTAGAAAAAGAATTGCCCTCGGATTATACGGTTGATAGTTTGGATATTGTTTGTGATAGGGTTTACGTTACCTATAAAGCATTAAAGAAAAAACTTGATACTATCTTTGAAACAACTGCTACCAATATTTTTATTGTAGAAACTCACGCCGGTTATGTTTTTGATTTTATGACAGAGCAACAAAACTTTGCCGTCTTATATATCAATTTAAAATTGGATTGGAAAGATTGGTCAAGGAACGCTAAGCCGATCAACGTGCCGGACATGAGGGTTGATAAACTTTCATCGCTTAAAGTATTTATTGATAGGTGCTTGGCAGATAAGAATTATTATGAGGGTGTTGTGGACACCTATGAACTTGTCGCCTCAAGGGGTAGATATAAATTACACTCCCCTAAAAACATTGATGATTGCTCTGAAATGATCGTTGAGTTTATCAATGAGAATATAGAAAAGACAATGACACAACGGATCGCCAAGCTATCAGCATTTGAGCAAAAATACCTAGACCAAAATATAAGAGTATTTCAATACCAAAGCTTTGACTATGGCAACGGAGTTGTAAACACTGGGATGTCCGATTCAAAGTTTAAGTGGGATAAAGTTTTAAATATGAGCCGGGAGCAAATGGCTTATAGAAGCGTGTTAGATATTGGTTGTAACATTGGCGAGATAGCAAACTTGGCGGCCTTGAAATGGGCTAATGTTTGCGGGATAGAGCCGCCCGGCCCATACATAGAAGGTGCAAAGTTTTTGCAGAAGAATTTCAGGAAGCGAGAAATAAGCTTTATTGAAGATGATTTTATGAGGCATGACTTTGGCGACAAGAAGTTTGATTATGTTTTTGCTTTAGCGGTTTTATATTTATTTCATCAGGTTGGGAAGTATTCGGTTGATGAGGTTACTGCTAAGGTCAGAAGCGTAACTAAGAAGGTTTTTATTGGTGAACTTACCAACTATGAAGCCAAGGCGACTAAAGAAGTTGTCCTCAACTCATTAAAGAAACATTTCGATAGGGTTGAGTTTATCGGGGATTCAATGAGAACAAGCACAGCGATAAGGAAGCCTTGGGCTGATAGGAGTAAAGACTATTCAGATTCACGACAAGTTTGGAAATGTTATGTTGAGGAGTAAATAATGAAAATAGCAATTTATTATCCCCATCTGCTTTTGAGCCCTTTCATTCCAGCTTTGCGTAAAGCAATTTTTTGTTTTTTTGAAAGGATTTTACCTTTATGATGAAGGGAAGCATGTTGATAATTTCTCATAATAATAAGATTTTCAATTCTATTATCGCCATGTATTCCATTTATATGATGAACTACCTCTCCTTTTTCCAGTGGACGATTAAGATGTTTTTCCATTATCATGCGATGTTCAGATATTTTTTTACCTTTAATGTTAAAAACCCTATATCCACGCTTATTGATATGGCCTGTTCCGTTTTCTGCAAACATTTTCCAAAGTCGTCCAGTAGTTTTTTTTCTATAATAATGCTTAGAACAATAACCTTTACACAGGACTATGCGATTACAGTTATCAACGGAACAAATTTTATTCTTCCAAAAGTTTTTAGGATATTTTTTGTTTTTCATGATATAATTATACAACAGAACACAAGGAAGGTCAACTTATATGCAAGATAAAAAGATTTGTATCTGCTCACCGATTTATAATTGCTTAGGATTCACTAAAGAATTTATAGCAAGCATTGAAACAAAGCACCAGTATAGAATTATTATTTTAAATAATGGTTCGCAAGACGGGAGCCGAGAATGGTTTGGGTTAAGTAAAGAAGCAAAGAAGCACCCGATAACGCTAATAAACTTTGATAAGAATGAAGGGATTAGCAAGGGGGCCAACCGGGCCATGCAAGAAGCAATGAATGACCCGGAGATTACGCATATTATTTATGCTAATAACGATATTGTATTTCGCCCGGACACAATAGACACCTTGGTTTGGGCTTGGGATAACCGGCGAGATGACCGCATGGTTCGTGTGTCCGCCGTAGATATTAGAGAAAGCCATTTCAAGACTTACGAAGAAGGTTTAGAAAACGTAATGAATCGGGATATAGGTAAGACAAAGAAATTTATTTATGGCGGAAGTTATACCTGTTTTATTTGGGATAAAGAAGCTATTGAAAAAGTCGGGTTGCTTGATGAGAATATAGACTATTATGATGATAACATTCACGCAGAAGAAACCCTAAGACGTGGTTGTTTTTCAACGACCTTTGTGCCGGCTTTGGTTTATCATAGGGGAAGCGGAACGCTACGAGAAAACCCCAAAGAAAAACAAGCATTTCATGCTAAGAGTGATAGGGATAGGAAATATGCTTTAAAGTATTTTGGAGTTGAAGATCAAGATGGGATAAGAGAAAAGACCGAACGCGGCCGCCCAATATGGACACCTCGGATTGAAGCAATAAATACTGAAATAGGGGGATTTGTGCATGACTATTTCGATAGAACTATTCCGGCCTAGTTTTGGCGAAGAAGAATCAGAAGCGGTAAAAGAAACCATTGAAAGTAAGTGGTGGGGATTAGGGCCAAAGACAAGAAGGTTTGAGGAAAGATTTGCCGATTATATTGGGGTTGATTATGCTTTAGGGGTTAATTCGGGAACGTCGGCTTTAATCCTTGCTTGTCAGGCTTTAAGCGGTTCGCATATTCGTAGCTTTATTGTGCCGTCAATTACTTTTATTGCTTCTTACTTCGCACCGATTTATCAAACGCTTGGTGATATTTACTTGGCAGACGTTGACCCTGAAACCATGTTAATGACAGATGAAACTATTCAAAAGACTATTGATAAGTTTAAAATAAATCGACCAATTGTAATACCCGTTCATTTATATGGGAATATGTTTAAATTTGAAACAGACAATGTTGAATTAGCTAGTAAAGTAAAAGTTATCGAGGATTGTGCTCACGCTTGCGGCTCAAGTGTTGATGGCAAGAAAGCCGGATCATTGGGAACTATTGGTTGCTTTAGTTTTCATGCGGTTAAGAATTTGGCTTGTGGTGATGGCGGCATGGTAACGACAAATGATAAAGACTTATACGAACGAATGAAATCCCTTCGCTGGTTTGGTATTACTAAATCAACTTTTGAAAGGTCAGGCGAGGATAATCTAAAAACAAATTATGGTTGGGAATATGATGTAATTGAACGCGGCCACAAAATGCACATGAACGATTTAACTGCCGCCATTGGTTTGGTTCAGCTTAAAAAATTAGATGGACATAACCAATCACGAAGGATGATTGCAAGAAGATATTTAGAAGCATTGGGTGGACTAGGATGGATAGACTTTATTGGAACTAATCCCGGCGTAAATACTTCACAGCATATTTTTGCAATTAAAACTAGGAATAGAAACGAGTTGAATGTTTATCTAAAAGAACAGGGCATAGCAACGGGAGTGCATTATAAGCCTATTTATGAATATAGTTTTATCCCGGAAACAATGAGGAAAACTTTTAAAGAGCATTGCCCCAACACTGAAAGCGAATGGCCGAAGTTACTATCCCTGCCTTGCTACCCGTCGCTTACTGAACTTGAACAGGAATATGTTATCAGTCGAATTAAAGAATTTGGGAGGGTTAAGATATGAGCATTGAATTAGTTGAGATGGACAAAATGTATGCTAATTATATACCAGAGATTAAAGAGATCAGGAACGAGTGTGCTAAGAGTTTAAAGGATAGCCGGGAAATATCGGAAGCAGATGTTTATTCTTTTTTCCTTGATAAGGTTTTTTCTGGGGAACAAAAGATATTTATTATTAAACATACCGAAGGCGTGATCGGCTATATGAATATTAAATACTTTGATAATAATAAATGCGAGGTTGGCATAAAGATAAAAGAAAAGCACCGCAACAAAAAGCTAGGTAAGAAATCGCTGGAAATGCTAATAAACAAACTGCTTGATGAATCGATGGATGAAATATCTGCCGAGATAAAATCTGATAATGAGCCAAGCCAGAAACTATTTGCTTCTTTAGGGTTTAAAAAGATAAGCGATAAGGAAGGTGTAGAAGTATGGCAACTAAAAAGAGAATAATGTTTGCCGGGGCAACCGGCTACGGAAACCTTGGTGATGATTGTTATAAGGATATTTTTGCAAAGTATTTGTGCAAAGACTATGACTTAATATTTGATAGTCCTTATCCTGATATTAGATATATGGATAAGGTGGATTATCTTGTTATAGGTGGCGGTGGTTTAATTTACGATAACGAAAGCGATCACTTCAACTATATGAAGAAATACATGGACGCGGCGATAGAAAGAAATATACCATTATTTTTTATTTCATGCGGTGTTCAGATATTCCGAAATAGTTTTAAGGCAGACCTAGAGAATAAAAACATTAAAGGGTTAGCCGATACGATAAATAACTGGAAACCTTATTTGGAAAAAGCGGTTTTAATTACTGTTCGATCGGAGATGGACGCACAGGTTATAAAAGAATTATCAGATAAGGTTTGTCCTATTATATTGCCGGATATGTGTTATATGGTTGAGCCAAGTAAACATCAAATAGTAGATAATATTAAAACTGTAATTATTCCTAACAAACAACTATTCGGGTTTGAGGATTATATAGAAAGGGTTAAGGAACACTTAAACGAAAACACTTTTATGTTGGCAATGTCTAGCGAGGACAATTATATTATTGAGCAGATTGGTCTACGACTTGGAATGAAAAGCATGTTAAACGATAGGCGAATGGTAACAGTAGGCGAAGCCGCCCGGATGATTAAAGACGCGGATAAGGTTATCACAAGCCGATATCATGGCATTGTATTTGCCCGGGCCATGGGAAAGAAGGAAGAAGATATTGAGATTTGGATGGATAATTTCAAGGGTTTAACGGAAATGAAACCTTACTGCATGCTGGCTTCGGAAGGTCATATCGAATACCTAAAAGACAGGATGAGTGAATTGGAGGAAAAATATGACTAGAAATCTTGATGAGATAATGGCCTTGAATATCGGTAGCGGTAACAATGTAACGATGGAATATATAAACTTGGATATCCGGCCGGAAACTAAAGCTGATGTTATAGCAGACGCACGCGAGCTTCCCTTCCCTGATGAAAGGTTTGATAAAGTATTTTCTACTGATTGCCTAGAGCATTTCTCACACCGGGAAACCTATGCCGTGCTTGCGGAGTGGATCCGGGTATTAAAGAAGGGCGGGCTTTTAGAACTGCATGTGCCTAACCTGTTAGCCGCCTGTTTAGCATTAGAAAAAGATGATTTCCCTACTGCTATCAATGTATTATATGGGGCTCAAGATTACAAAGAAAACTTTCACTACATGGGATTTACTCCTAAAGCCATAACAAGAATATTGACCGGGTTGCATATTACCATCGCAAGCATTGAAACCTCTGGTTTGCATTTAAAAGTGAGGGGGATAAAACAATGATGGATATTGTAACATGCGTAATAAATCGGATTGGGTTTATTGAGAAGCTTGTTAAAAGCCTTGATGAAACTTTATCCAAGCCACGTAAATTGACGATCTTAGATAATGGGTCAGATAAGGATGTGAAGGGTTACGCTGAAAAGATTGGAGCCGGTTATATAAGAAACGAAACTAACAAGGGAATCTATAAGGCTTATGATCAGGCTTACCGGGCTACCAAAGAGAAATATTTAGCAATGGTGCATAACGATATTTATATATTTGAAAAGAACTGGGATAAACGCGTCTTGGATATCATAGAAGAAGTAGAAAAGAAATATGGCAAGAAGGTTGGCATTGTTGGATTCGCTGGCAGTAGTGGTGGCAATAAAGACGCTTCACGAGCCGGGTTTATGAGTAACCTAATATCGTTTGAAGGCTCTCAAGAAGCCGAGGTGCATGGATTAAGAATTACAGACCATCACCCGGCAGTCTTTCTTGATGGCTCGGTGATGATTTGTAGTCGTGAAATGCTAGATAAAATAGGTGGAATAGATACTGGATATAAGTGCCATCATATTTATGATTATGAAATGTCGCTTGCTTCCATTAACGCCGGGTTTGTTAATGTGGTGGTTGGTGTTAAATTCGCACACCGGGGCGGGATAACTGCTATAAGCTATGAGGCCCAAGAATCTTTTAATGAGTGGTGCAAAGATGATAAGGAATTAAGTGATTATTTCCAGCAAGGGCAGACGTTTAATCCTCGTTTAATGCCAGAGCAAGCCATAATGGATTTCAATATAAATAGATTCTTTAGGAAGTGGCAGAACTTCTTACCATGTTATATGGATGAGCAATTTAATTTAATTAAAGGGAGGTCGTATTAATGCAAGACGCACAAACAATTAATGGTGATATATTAAAAAAAGAGGAAAAAAAGGAAAAAGATAAAAAGAAAAGAGGGCGGCCTAAGAAAATTAAAAATAAGGGTGGATTAGTAGTTTTTCCAGAACAACTTGAAGAAGCTAAGAAAATATTAAAAGAAACTGGAACATTATACGCACAAGCTATAAATGATAATAAAGCGAGTAAGAAAACCAAGAAATATAAACTCCTTTGGTATGGTGATTCCCCAACCGCTAACACCGGCTTTGGTAACGTATCAGAAAACGTGCTTGAGCAACTACAAAACACTGGGCTATTTGATATTACCGTATTAGCGATTCAATATTATGATGATCCTATGGTTGATCTACACAAGAAAGACTTATTACCCTACCGCATAATCGCCGCCGGGAATAATCACGAACGCGATATGTTTGGCCGCAAGAAATTATTAAACCTCATTATGAATGAGCACTTTGATATTATTATTACTTTCCAAGATCTACCTAACCTCATAACAAAGAATCATGGTTGTAAAAATTCAATCAGATCAGCTATTGACTGGGCCAAGGGGTATTTCCAAAAAGAAATTAAGTGGATGGTATACACCCCGGTTGATGGACAAATGAAAAACTTTGAGCTAGAGCCAGTAGAGGACGCAGACTTAACAGCCTTTTATACTAGGTATGGTTATTTTCAAGCATTTAATTTATTAGGCAAAGAGATAATAAAACAATGCTCTAATAAAAAGATACAGAAACTACTCATTGATGAAATGACTAAAAAGATGTGCTTTATTTATCATGGCACTAATACAGATGATTTCTACCCTATACCAAGAGAGGAATTATTGGAGTTTAGAAAAGAATACTTTGGCATTGACCCGGACACCTTTTTAATTATCAATGTTAACCGCAACCAACCAAGGAAGGATATGCACAAGACAATAGAGGCATATGCAAAGTTTAAGCAAAAGAATCCTGATTGTAAAGCAATGCTTTACTTGCACTGCCGGGATATCGATGTTGGTGGCAACCTAAACGAGATAGTGGAAGCCTATGGTAAACCACTCGGAATAAAACTAACTCAAAACCTTGATGTTATTAAAGGGTGCTCGATAGAAACCCTAAACAAGATTTATAATTGTGCTGATCTGTATATTACTACTACAATGGGCGAAGGGTGGGGCTTAACAGTAACCGAGGCAATGGCTACTAAATTATTAACCATAATCCCGCCACACAGTAGTTTGATTGAAATAGGCGATGATAGCCGGACATTATTTGTGAACTGTAATAATACTGTTTGCACTCATGAGGACTTTTACAGGGTGCGGCCGGTTGTTAATACTGATGACCTAGCCATGAAAATTGAGATGGTTTATAAATCAAGGGAGAAGTTTAAGTCTGTTATCAATAACGCTTATAATTGGGTTACAGAAATAACTTGGGAAGCAGTTGGCCGAGAATGGATAGCAAGGATAAAAGAGCTGTTAAATGAAAATACAAAACGCCCGTTATGATGAATGTTGGCGGTTTTTAAATAATGATCGTTTAGTATTAATAGAAGAATTGTTGGATATATTAAATAGGGAAGAACGAAGGATAGTTTGTTGCTCTTTTGGGTTAAAAAGTTATAGGACAATTAAACGCCCATCCTTACGCAATGCCTCAAGGATTCTTGGGATACCTAGAACAACGATACGCAGAAGATTTATCAATATAAAAAGAAAGATAAAAGCTGAATTGTTTAAGCAATATTTAAGTTAAGTGGGCCAAACACCCTTCAATAGCCGTATATTGAGAGTGTTTCAGTATAATAATTCTATGTATAAAAGGGGCAAACCTAATGTCCGAAAATGCGGCGATCATTTTAAAGAACTTAAAAAGCAAGGTTATTACCACTAATGACCTATCCCAAGATGATAAGAAGGTTTTAGTTTTCCATCTTTTAGAGATGGGTAATTTATTTAGTTATGAAATTGCTCACATTGTTGGTTATTCACAATCACGAATTAAACAATTAAAAAAAGACTTTAAGAATGAACAGGCTTGTTTAATTGATGATGTAGATATTAAAAGTGTAGCGGTTGAAACCATGAGGGTGGCCGATATTGCCAAGGTTAGGTTAGCAAAGAATGGACAATGGGCTCAAGTGTGGCGGGTGCAAAAAGAACTGGTTGAGAAGCTACAGGAATTAGGCTTTATTCATAAAGAGCCGATTAGTTTTAAAGTATCATATGATGATCTTGTATTAAAATGGGGAGAATTTTTTGGAATTACTTTGCCAAAACAAAACGCAAACGCAGACAATTAAGGATATAGATAATCCAGTATCATTATATAACTATCAGAAGCAGATAGTTTTAAATGATTCGCCTAAACAGATATATAATAAATCAAGACAGATTGGCTTTTCTTTTTCATTAGCTTTAAGGGCTTACTTAAGGGGGCTTAACGGCCCCGGGTTTACCGCCTTATATATTTCAGTAGCACAACGGCTGGCCGGGGAATGGCTGGACAAGATAAGAATATTTTTATTGATAAACAATATAACCCCGGTGGTTGATAAGTTTTCTGAAATTAAATTACCTAACGGCTCACGCTTCTTGGCCTTACCACAAAACCCTGATTCTGCTAGAAGTTATTCACCAGATGAGATTTATCTTGATGAGTTTAGCCATTATAAAAAAGATAAGAAGATGTTAACTGCATTAGTCCCGGCACTCTCAAGAAGGGATAAGCAAAGGAAACTACTTATTGGATCTACTCCGTTTGGTAAGGCTGGCGAATTTTTTAAACTATGGGATGGCAATAATGATTATGACAAAATCAAAGTTGATATTTATGACGCAATAGCACAAGGTTGTCCGCTTGATTTAGACTTCTGCCGCAACTCAATTGATGAGGATTCTTTTCAGCAAGAGCATTGTTGCCAATTCGTTGATGATATTTCAGCCTTCTTTCCTTATGAACTTATTAAGGCTTGCTGGAATGAAGAATTAACAAACCTAAGTCTTGAGCAGTTATCGGCCATTAAAAACCCTCTGTATGCTGGATATGACCCGGGTAAACTGGTTGATAGCGGTGTGTTTTATGTTGTGGAAAAGGATGGGGATAAGTGGATAACTCGGCATATCAAGGAATGGAAGAAGATTAATTATCAAGTTCAACTACAGCATATTGAGAAGGCTTTTAAGATTGCTAGAATAACCAAACTAAGAATGGACAGAACGGGCGTGGGCGAAAAACTCTATGAGGATTTACATAACGCCCATCACAGCCGGGTTGAGGGAGTATCATTCACCAACGCAATTAAAGAGAAGATGGCCATTGATTTAAAGGTTGTATTTGAGGATAAACAGATTGAGATTCCTTATAACATGATCTTAACGAATCAATTACACGGTTTGCAAAGATTGATAACAAAGAGCAATAATGCTCGATACACTCATCAGACAGGACAACATGACGATTATGTATGGGCTTTAGCACTGGCGATAACCAATAACAGCAATGTTAAAACAATTCAAGCCAGATATTTAGGAGATTAAAATATGGGAATGGTAGACACTTTTAAAAAGATGTTTTCAAAGGCGAAAAGTTTTATGATCCCGCTTTCTATGGCTGATGTATATCCTAAAAGCAATTTCAATGATTACAACAGTTATCTATCCGCGGCCCAAACAATATCATGGGTTTATAAATGTGTATCAATCCGGGGTGAAAGCATTGCTACTGTTAAAGGATTTGTCTATGACCAGAAGGGTGAAGAAGTAAAGAGTGAAGGGCTTAACAAACTTTTCACAAAGCCTAATAAATTGATGAACTGGTTCGAGTTTAAAGAGTCCTTGAATTGGTTTTTAGATTTAACTGGTAACGCTTATATTTTAAAAGATTCAATTAACATGAAAAATCTACCAACTGAATTGTATCTTTTAAGACCAGACAGAATGGAAGTCGTGCCGTCAAGGACTGATTTTATTGCTGGTTATCAATACAATTTAGATGGTAGGAAAATATCTTTTAAGAAAGAGGATATTATCCATATTAAATTACCTAACCCTAGAAATCCTTTTTATGGTATGGGTAAGATTGAAGCGTGCAAGATTGTTTATGATACCGAGATCGCCGCTTCTGGTTATAATTGGAATTTCTTTAAACAAGGAGCAAGTCCGGCCGCTATATTAAGCAATGAGGGTGTTTTAGATAATGATACCTATAAACGATTGGTAAAACAATTTCAATCCCGGCATACAGGTTATAAGAAAATGCAAAAGCCTTTATTGCTTGAGCAAGGCACTCAATATAAACAAATGGGTTTAAGTCAGCAAGACATGGCCTTTATGGAGCAACGAAAGTTTACGAGAGAAGAAATCCTATCAATGTTTGGTGTGCCGCCGGCAAAGGCTGGAATCCTTGAATATGCTAGTTATGCTAACACAAAAGAGCAAGAGAACTCTTACCGTAAGGACACCCTAAAACCTCTTTTAACACGGCTAGAGCTCATTATAACGGCTGAAATCGTTAGTTTGTTTAACCCTAGCTGGACTTATGAATTTGAGGAAGTAGTTAACCGAGATGAAAAAGAATTTATGGAATTAGCGACAACAGGGCTGGACAAGGGATTATTGACGCCTAATGAAGCACGCGAGCTTTATTTAGATCTGCCAGAGGTAACGAATGAGCCGGCCATGAACACTTATTATCTGCCGATGTCCTTAATTCCAATTACAGGAGAAGTGGCAGAAGCCTTTAATGAGGAACTTGAAACCACACCTGAAAAACAAATATGCGGACATAATCATAAATTAACAGATGTTAATCAATCCAAAGCAGTTAACATACAGCAATTATTATTAAGGTTGGCTAATTTAACTAAGCGTAAAATAGGGGTTAAATATAAAAAGGCCACCAAGAAATACATGAAAGAACTTACTAATGAAGTTATGGATATGATTGATGAGTTAGATACCGAAAAAGGATTGATCATAACCGATGGCAAGGCAACTGATTTTGTTGGTAGGTTTGAGAACTCTGGTTCATATAATCGATATAAGGAATCAATGGAGCAAATATCTGTTAACCTATCATTGGGTGCAGTTGATAATGTGTCCGGGGCCATGAACTCCGAGCCGCCAACTGATCCATTAAAGAATCCTAAATTTAAAAAGAGGATAGGCAAATTAGGTAAGAGAATCAAAGGAATTGAAAACACTACCTTACAGCAATTAGATAGCACTTTAAATGCTGGATTATTAGAAGGTGAATCAATCCCTCAATTAAAAGCTAGAGTATCAACGGTTATGACTAGGAAGCAAGGCTGGGAAGCGGTAAGAATTGCCCGGACTGAAAGTGCTTACTCTTATGACAGTGGTGCTATATATGGATATGATGAAGCCGGGGTTAAGTTTTTAGATGTAATAGGTTGCACAATGATTGAGCCTGATTATGATTGTGGGAAAGTGCATGTGCCTGTTGAAGCCTCGTATGATTTAGATTTTCACCCTAACCACACCGGGACATTCGTGCCGTCGTTTGGGGTGGGGGAATAGGAGAGTAGAATGTCATTACCTAATGAACATATTGCAAGAGTTCGTGATCCAAAAGATTTTAGTCAAACGTCGTTTAGAAGCAAGGACGTTGAAAAAGGCATACGAGTAATTATAGGCAAATTGAAGGGTGAAACCGGTGAGGATGATCCTATGATTATCGAGAGTTATCATTTTAGCATTGATAAGTTCACCGAGGCGGAGGCTAATGCATGGCTTAAAGATAATGACATAACTTATATTAAGTTTGAGCCGGCTACTGGTGATGATGAGGAAGAACAAATAGAAGAAGCAATAGAAGGAGAAGATAACATGGAAACAGAGAATATTAAAAAGTTTAGTTGTGAGTGTATCAAGTGCGGCCATAAAATGGAGAGTGATAAACATTGTAAGGATATATTATGCTCTGAATGTGGCGGTGAGATGAGAAGGGCGGAAAGGCCCGGGCCCGGCAGAGGTGCTCCGGAGAAGCAAAATAAACAGTTTGCCATATCCAGTTTTAAATCAGGAAAGATGGATGACGGCCGCATATTTATTGAGGGTTATGCCAATACGAAAAACAAAGAAGATCGTTATGGTGATATCCCTACTGTATATCCGGCAAAGAGGGGTTATGTTTATGAGTTAAAAAGTTTTCTTAAACATCCAGTCTTATTATTAGACCATGATAATAGCACTGGAAGCATAGCCGGGTCGTTTAACCCTAAGTATGGCGGCTATATTTTTGAGGATAATATAGGATTAAAATTTAAAGCAATATTTAGTGAGAGTGATCAAGAAAAAGTAAGGCATGCTAGGACTGTTTATAATGAAGGCCACGGCCGGGCTTTAAGCATAGGTGGAAAGTGGTTACATGAAAACCCTGATAACCCTAAACAATTAACATTAGCTGATATTGTCGAGATTTCATTAGTTGGAATTGGTGCGGATGAGGACGCTTTAACCACAAAGAATGGGCCAAAGGGTATTCAATCGCCGTATAATGAGGACGTATTAATGAGCAAGAACAACGAATCTGGCGATCATCAAACGGGTTTAGCCGAAGGTGAGAAAGCCGGGCGTGTCCTCTCAAAATCAAATGAGGGGAAAATAAGAAATGCTCAAGAAATGCTAACTCAAGTTTTAAGTGCATTATCTAAAGAAAAAGAGGAGGACAAACAATGTCGAAAAATATTGAAGTTGAAGTTGACGAAAAAGAATTAAAGGATATGATCGCAGGACAAGTTAAGGAAGTAATGGATGAGTCGAAAACTGCTGAACAAAAAGAATTGGAGAAGAAAGAACTTGAGAAAAAGGAATTAGAGAATAAGGGTAAAACCTTTTCCGAAGATCAAGTTAAGAAAATGATTGATACAGTGCTTGAGAAAACGATTAAAGAAAAAAAGATGCAATTTCCCGGAATAATTAAAGAAAAGGGTGAAGGCGATCGTAATTTTGCAGAAGTATTGAAAGCTATTAGATATAGAGATCAATACCTTTTGAAGAAATACGATATGTCATTTGTTAAAGATGAAAAGATTATGGTAGAGGGTGTAAATGCCGGTGGTGGATTTCTTGTGCCGCCAGAGTTTGCACAACAGATAATTGATGAATCTTTGACTTATGAAGTTATCCGAGGACTTTGCACAGCAGTCCCGATGACTGGATTTGTTAAGAATTGGCCAGTATTATTGTCAGGTTCGTCTGCATATTGGATCGATGAAAATGGTAAGAAAACTGAAAGCACACCAGTGTGGGGTCAGTTAACGCTTACTGCATATAAATTATGCTCATTGGTTAAAGTTACAGATGAAGAACTTGAAGATAGTAATCCGTCAGCAAGCCAATTTCTTATCAAGAATTTTGCAGAGGTAATTGGTAACGAAGAAGATAGGGCAATGTTAGTTGGAACTGGTGGTGCTGGTGATCCTATTACTGGATTGCTTAACCAAGCCGGTGTTAATATCGTCCCGTCTGGCGTGCTTCTAACCTTCGATGATATTATTGACGCAATGACACTTGCATTACAAAATGGTGCAAAAGATTTAGCGTTTTTAATTAATCCTAGAGATATTGGCACTTTGATGACTCTTAAAGACGCGAACGGCCAGTATTTGTGGGGGAATCCTACCACAAGCACACCGGCAACCATTTATGGTCGCCCGGTTTATTTAGATGGTAATATTCCAACGAATCTTGGTGCTGGACTAAATCAATCTGTAATGTTTGTTGGGGAGTTTAAGAAAACCTTTGTTGCTAATAAAGGTGGAATTATTATATCTAACGGATTAGACGGAGAAGATTTTAGTTACGATAGATCAAGTTTTAGGGCGGTAAAGAGAACGGGATTGGCTATTGCGGCTCCCGCAAGACCAAAGATTTCCGTTATAACAGGAATTAATCCCTAGTTAATTAGTTAGTCTGATCAACTAACAATTTCTAGGAAAGTCTTTTGATAGAAATATCATAGGTAGTCAATACCTAGAGGGTTTGGACTTAAACTAAACCTTCAATAAAAAAAGGTTAAGGAGGATTTATAAAATGTCTTACATGCACAATCTCAGGGCTTTTTCCGAATGTGATGTATCAGGATCAACCGCACCAACTTCTGCTAATGTTTTTATTCCAGCAGAAAAGGATTCTGAAATTATTGTTACGAATCTTATGATGATTAGTGGAGCTAGTGGCGGTGGTGCTCCCGGCGGTGTTGATGTTTATAGGGTTAGCAAGGAAGAGCAATATAGTGCCGCTTGGATTAAAAGGCTTGCTAATCCAGCTAATGCCGGGACGAATCAAATTGTTGTAGATTCTTTGTGGGGAATTGGCGTAGGTTCAAAGCTACATATCGCTTCTAATAGAAATGTTATAGCTCAAGAAGCAAACGATATTGCGGCGATTGTTGGACATACGATAACTTTAACTCAGAATTTGAGTTTTAGTTACCCTGCTGGAACTAGAGTTAGGCGAATGTTAAATGATTTAGCTATTCCGCTTGATGATACTCATCCAACATTGGCAACCCCTATGGTATCGATCAGGGGTGAAAATCTTTTTAATTCTGCAATAGATTGTCCAATTGAATTAGTTGTTTATGGAATTAGTAATAAACTTACAGTATCAGGATATTGGAAAGATTCCGTCTAAGAATAAGGATGGTTACTAAGAAGAAGGATAGTTATATTGAGGGAGAGGAGAGGCGACACGCTTTTCCTTTCCCAGATATTTCAGACTATATAAAAAAAGATGGTAAGGGTAACAAGCGGTTGAAAACTAAGAACAAAAAGAGGTGTAAATAATGGCAGAACCAGAACAAAGATACATGCACCCTGCTACCGATAAATTCATAATGGTTGGTGATGATTTTTTTCATCTCGAGGATTTAATTGATTGGACTAACCCGGCTGATATAAGATGGAAAGTAACAGTCGCTGGCCTTGGCCCGATAATTATTCCCGGGCTTACAGTAGTAGCACCGGTTCAAGTTAATATTGATATGCCGGTAATAGGAACTATTTATAATTTCTCAATACCAACGGCCGCCAAACGATTTAGAATAAAGGCCAGAGCAATAAATTCCACAACTGATATTAGTTATGACGCCGCAATGGTTGCATATGAAACATTGTTTATGGGATCATCTTTAGAAGAAGCGGCCTTGGCTTTACCGGCTCCTTTAACAATTTATTTTAGGTCAACGACGGTTGTAACAGTAGCAGAAATTACATACTGGATTTAAGGAGAAAACAATGGGCGTAGTAAATAGTGATAATTTAGATACAGTTACGCAAAAATACCCCTATTATCAGGGGGTAACTTATAGTTACACGGCCAGCAATATAATCGGTTCGCGTATCGAGGACACAACTAATCCATTAGATTGGATGGGGCCAAGATATCGGTTTACAGAATATAAAACCACTGGCTGGACGCATGCTTTCCTTGATTGGATGAACAACAGACACACCAGAAGTTTATTTTTACATGATGATTTTATCGGTGAAACTTTAAGACCTGAATGGGACACGGCCATAGTTGGAGCAAGCACGGCAACACTGATACCCGGTGTTGGTGGTATTCTTGACTTATCAACTAGCGGATTTCAAAATGATGAGATCCAATTATTTACTGGTGGAAATCCATTCTTAATTCGTGATCATAACTTTTGGCTTGAAGCTCAATTCGCTTATATTGGAAATACGCATGCTGATTCAGCACTTCAATTTGGTTGTTGGTTTGACGCAAACAACTATTTATTTATTAGAAGGTTTGGTAACGCCGCCGGGCTTGGATCTTTCAGAGTTGATAGCATGAACGGTGGAGTATTTACTACTTGGGATTTAGGCTTTGAGCCAATGCCAATTACTGAATATCAAAGGTTTGCTATTGCTTCAAACAGAACTAATTTTGGAGCACCGGGAACGGCAACAATAGAAATCTTTTATAATGATCAGCATGTTTTACAAGTGCCGGCCGCCAATGTGCCGGGAACATTGTTTGAGCCAATGTTTAGATTAGTAACTACAGCAGATATGAGAAAAACAATTTATCTTGATTATGTAAAATGTTGGCAAGTTCACCCGAGCCAATTAAGACCGGTCCAAATACAAGGATAAAGGAGATATGAATGGATAAGAAGGACATATTGAAGAAGAAGGAAATCAAACTTGACTCGAAAGAACACCAAGTGCTTATAAGTATAACGAAACGGCTTGGTGATTTAAGAATGGAAATGGATGTCTTTAATTTTTATATGACCAACTTTGTTAGCAATATTTTAAGAGTTAACAAAGAAATTCCTAGCGAAAAATGGGAAATAGATATGCCACGCGGAATGATTGTTGAAAAAGGAGTGCCTATAATTGGCGATAACAATAACGGGAATAACCCCAAATAGTGAAGCCGATGTTGGATTGGTTGAGGTAGAAATATCCGGTATAGATTTTACAACCATATTGGTGAGTGCTTATTTAGAATATAGTGGAGCACCGCCGCCGGCTCCGGCTCCGCCCACACCTGATATTCAAGCCACTAATTTTAAATTAGAATCAACAATTCAAATCACTTGTGATTTTGATGTGTATGGTGCGATGAGGGGAACGTATAATTTAGTTGTTGTAGATTCTGCCGGGGGGACTTATTCTTTGGCTAACGCTTTTGAGATAATTGCAAATGATAATTATTGCACTTTTACCGATATTAAAAGGTTTTGTCTACTTGATAGATACAACGCCAACTATAACCAAAAGATAATTCAGATAATCCCAAAGGCTTCAATGCTAATTGATGTTGAAACTAAACGGGTTTGGAATATGAGGGGATTCCTTGAAACGCATGATAATGAAACCAATACTATTGAGGACACTTTAATTTTCCCTAAGTATTATCCAATAGATCAGGTATTTTCTTTGATTTATAACGGCACAACACAAGTTAAAGACACAAATTTTTATGTTTATAAGACTTATATTAAGGGTGCGATGGATTGGCTTTGTGAGCCGCATGGTTTAGTGTTAAGTTACTCGGCCGGGAATCCGGTTGTGCCTAACTTCATTAGACAACTTGCCATTGAGATAGCGTCTATTATGGCTAATTTGAAAACTGTTACCTATACAACGGCAGAAGGAATTGACCAGGCCGTAATTGTAACCTCATTCCCGGATTATATCCAAAGCGTATATAAGAAATATAAGAAGGTTGAAATATGGTAGAAGTAAAAACACAATGGAAACCTAATTTGGCTAAGCATATTAAATGGCTAATTGAAACACAAGATAAAATTGTTGATGGGCTTGGAGATACGATTAGAAACGCCGCACTTGAGTTAAACAAAGAGGTCAAGAGGGCCAATCCTCAAGACACTGGGCTATCAAGGCGTGCTTGGGGTGCTCCTAGAAGGCTTAATCAATTATCATGGCAAGTTATTAACCGAGTTGGTTATACGCCTAAAATAAGATATGGTAAAAAGAAAAAAAGTAAGTTTGCAGGAGCTCCTAAAGGAATTAGGATATCACCCGGCAAAAAATTCCTTGATGTTGTTAATGAAACCTTTGACGCTATTGATAGACGATTGGAACGAAAAATATTACAAATGATTGATGGAGTTTTTAAATAATGGCAACCAATAAAGGCAATGTTCATATTGAGGTTATGAAAAGGTTAAGGGGAAACCCTACGCTTGCGGCCTATATTAAAAACATTCACGATTTTAACCGCGATGTTGTTTTATCGGCTGATATGCCTTGTATTGTGGTTAGTGCTATGGGTGCTGATGAAGAATATGCCGACTTTCCAAAACGAAAACAAGATTTTTTGGTTTTAGAAATCCGGGGTATTCTTTATGTTAAAGATCGGATTGAGTATAAAAAAGATGTTATGTTTGAGGATCCAACCTCAAATTTTATTGGGCTTTATAAATTAGAAGCAGACATAAAAAATGCTCTTGAAATGAAACCAGATGGAACGACAGATGATTTAAGTTATGATAACACGGCTCATTTTCCAAAAATTAGGACAGCCGGTTATGACAATATTGGGCAGAATGTTTCTGCTCATGTGGTTATTGAAATAGTTTGTGATTGTCGATATTTCTTTGTAGGACAAAGATAAAGGAGTGAAAAATGAAAAAGATTAAATATATCGGAGATAGGCCATGCTCGGTTCAAGGTATTGATGGAGGATATATCGGGAATATAAAACCCGGACAAGTAATAAGAATATCTGAAAAGGATTATAAAAGTTTAATGGATTTATCGACGAGAACTTCAACGCCGGAATGGGAATCAAACGAAAAACCAAAAGAACAAAAGGTTGAAAAGCCAATAGAGCAAGTAGTCGAGGATGAAATTGGTCAACCTGTTGAAGAAGTAAAAGAAGATAAAAAAATAGAGGAGGACACACTAAATGCCTAATTATGGATATGATAGTTATCTCGGATTAACAAAAGAAAATATTTGGGGTGTATATCAAGCACCGACGCTATTCGTGCCTTTGAAAAAAGAAAATATAAAAGGGGATATGGCGTGGTTAGAGAGAGGCTCGGAGATGAGGGCGAGCCGGTTTGCTCATGTGCCTGTTCAAGGCAGACGAGCATTAAACGGTGGGTTTACTTTTAATGGTTATCCGCACGTTATGGGATTAACTTGGGCTTCATTCTTGGGCGACGCAATATCTGATGTTGTAATTGCCCCGGGTGTTGTAAGACATGAATATATTGAAGGAACTGCCGCCGCAAGACAGCTTTCAGTTACAATGCGAAAAGGATTAACTTTACCAAGAGATTGTAGTGGTTTTAAGATTGGTGAATTAAACTTAACGCAAGATAACGAAAATCTGCTTGAGGTTGAAGCAATCGGAGCCGGTAGTCGAGAGGACGCCGGTGTTGCCGAGGCCGCAGTTTATACCGAAACATTTCCTTTTGTATTTTGGCAAGCGGCACTCACCGCTAACGCCGGGGCAGTAACTTATTATTGTGATGATGTAAATCTAAAATATAATCGTTCAATAAAGCAAGAGAATTGGAAGGTCGGCGGAGGCCAAACCATAATGAATCAGCCATTACTTGATAGGCCCATCTTTGGTGGTTCATTTACAATCGACTTTGAAAACTGGGATGAATATGAAAGATTTTTCCAATTCACAGATATGGCACTCCGGGTTATTTATACTTCAAGCGAAGAAATTGCCCCGGGCCAACCTTACCAAATGATTATCGATATGCCGTTGGTAAGATACAAAAATAATATGCCAGAGGTTGGTGCTTCTGAACTATTGACACAGCCTATTGAGTTCGAGTGTTTTGCGGATAACATTTATGGGGTAAATACTCCATTGCATGTTTATTTATATGATGGCGTAGCAGTTCACTAGAGGTAATAATATGTTACCTAAATGGGCTAAAGCAATTCAAATAGTTTTAAATATTCTATTCGTAGTAGGGGCGTTATATCTTATCATTAGATTTGATTTAGCACCCCTATTTATTTTTATTGGCTTAATCATTACTCTTATAAACTTATATAATCTTCATGCAAAGATGGCTCTATTGCAGGCAAAGATTGCAGATATGGAGATAAAGGCAATGCAAAGACATGGCGACTGAAAAAGAAATTAAATTAATATATCGTGCGGTTAAATCTGGCCGGGGGCTTGAGGATATCCAAAAGGGTTTAGGCAAGGTCGAGAAAAAGGCAAAAAAAACTTTTAGCGGAATGAAATCGCAATGGATGAGTTTTGCTAAAGGTATTTTAGCGGTAAATCTTTTCCAAACTTTAACCAGAGGTGTTGTTGATTTTGTTACCAGTTCAACAAAAGCATTTCAAAAACAAGAATTAGCAGAAGCCAAGCTTGCGGCTGGTATTCAAAACGTGGCCGACTTAACCGGGAAAAGAACTGATCTAGTTAAAGAGGACACCGCGGCCTTAATGGAAGAAGCTAAGGCATTACAAAAAGTTACTACTTTCGGCGATGAACAAATTGCAAATGCTATGGCAATGCTTTCAACTTTTGCATTACAAAAAGATTCATTGAAAAAATTAACCCCTCGTCTTTTAGATATGGCGGCTTCTGTTCAAAAACTATCCGGCACAGAGGTTGAATTACAAGATATCGCCGTCGCCGTAGGTAAGTCAATGACGATGGGAGCCGGTGCATTAGGTAGATATGGAATTGTAATGTCCGACGTTCAACGCGAAGCATTTAATCTTGCCGAGGGCGAAGAAAAAATAAATGTATTAACCGAGATAATGGATCAGAACTTTAAAGGCTTTGCAGAGGGAAGTGCTTTAACCAGTGTCGGCCGGATGAAACAATTATCAAATCAATTTGGAGATTTTAAAGAAAAAATAGGAAGTATAATTGCAGATTTATTTGATAAATTGATTCCTGCTTTGACACTTTCAATAAAGGCACTTGGTAGATTTACAGATTTTATTATTGAAGGCTATAACTGGTTAGGTGAATTAAGTAACGCCATTGCTTATACCGTTAAACAAAATCAAGGGCTTATGAATGTAGTTAAATTAGTTGGCCAAGCAATTTATAATTTTATAATCGAGCCAATTAAAAAAGTTATTGGATTGGTTACCAAGGTAATGAGTTTTGTTGGCAAAAAGATGGACACTTGGGTTAAAGATACAAACGCGGCTCAAGCAAAAGTAACCGAGTTCGCTAAAGGTGAGGCTGAAAAAAGAGCAAAAACATTTGCTGAACAAATGGCGGCAGACCGGGAAGCACAGAAAAAAGCAGAAGAATCAAAGCAAAAATCAACAAAACAAACAACAGCAAAAACAAAAGAAGAATCAGACGCCCAATTAAAAGTAAATGCAGACACTTATTCCGGGCTACAAACTGAACAGCGTGAAGCCGGTGATGTCTATAAAGACACTATGAATATGGCATTTGAAGAAGGTGTAAAGAAACGATTGAGGGGTGAGATTCAAGCGTGGGGTGCGGCAGAAACCGCTAAAGCATTTGCTTCTGCTCCAATGACTATGGGCGGTAGCCTTGCTAGTTTGCCTATTATTGCGGCCGCAGTAGCCACAGGCCTTGCGGCAATCAACGCAGTTAAGCTTGCTAAGGGTGGAATTGTAACAAGACCTACCAATGCAATTATCGGCGAAGCCGGGCCAGAAGCGGTTATCCCATTAAACAAGGGCGGTATCGGTGCTAATATAACTATTCAGACCGGGGCTTTTATGGGTAAGCCGGCCGACGCCCGGGCTTTTGCTAAGATGGTTAAAGATAATATCAATAAACTAGACAGAAGGAATATAACAGTATGAAATTTTTTGGAAAGAATTGGACAGAAGATACTTCGGGCATAGTCGTGTCAAGCGGTGCTGGAACTTCTGATAATATTTGGGATAGGAATGTTAATTCTCAATGGGCTTCTGTTGGAAGTAATGATGGTATTGCCGAAGCATTATCTATTTGGTGGCCCGGATTTAAAACATTCGACCATATTTGTTTAAGGAATTTTAATTTAAAAAGTTATCATATTTATTATAGAAACCCGGCTTGGCCTTTTCTTTGGACTGATTTTGCTCCTCTTATCCAAGAGTTTACTAATGCTGATGGTAGTGTGTTATATGGGTTTACGCCAATAACCACGCAAGCCGTATTGATAACAACACAACTAACTAATCCACCTAATGATGAGAAACGAATCGGTGAATTTATGTGTTACTTAAACGCGGTTGATATTATCGACGAGTGGTTGCCTGAAAGCGAAGATTTTACAGGCTACACCAAAAAAAGTATTCATGAAAAACAAGATGGCGGCAGTTTGGTTATTGTTGAAACTATGTATCCTAAATATCAAAACGCTTTTGAGTTTGCAATATTGCCAAAACCATTAGTTGAAGATTTTCTAGCATTAAAACTTACTCATCAATCTACTTGGTTATTACCTGATGATGATGATTTATTACTTCAATATTATGTAAACTGGGAAAATGATTTTAACTTTCAAAAGATTATTGGTTGGGATCCGGCAACTGGTGAAAGATGTTATAAAGGAACGGTCGAGGTAAAGGAAACTTAATGCTTATTGATGAAATAAATAAGGATTATCAATATTGTTTTAAACGGGTTTACATGAAACGTAAATATGTCAATGGAGTTTGGCCTAATTATTACGAACCTAATTGGCAAGATATTACTGATTGGCTTTTAGAAGCGTCAGATATTACTTGGAATGTTGACGATGTAGAAGTTAATGATTTTACACAGGGCGATTTTACTTTAACAATGGTAAACAGGTTGCAGGAGTTTGCCCCGGAAACTTATTCAGGCAGTAAATTTTCAGGTTTTTTATCAAGGCATAAAACTAAAGTTAAAATAACAGCCGGATATATAGATTCCGTAACCGGGGTAGAATACCCTTACGACATTGGAGCCGGGCTTGTAGATGGAACAGAAATAAATGCTGAATCAGATAGCACGATAACTATTCCATGCGTAAGCCCTACAATGATGTTTGAAGAACAATCAGCAGAAGATGTTAATGATGGCATTTTAGGTGGAGGAGTTACAACGGCAACGGTAGCCGATCAGCTTATTGATACTGCCGCAACCTTTGATAAATATTATAACGGCCTAGAGGTTCACAATGTTACTACCGGCGAAAAGACAAAAGTAACCGGTTATGTTAATGGCACAACTTTACGAGTGCAGAATAATATTTTTACTGCCGGTGATACTTATAATTTTGGCCAAACAAGATGGTATCGAGGAAAAACAATCTTTGAATTAGTTGTATATATTTACAGTTTAACCAAAAGGGGTGGTAGTGTTTTTGGCGGGATATTAGAGGGAACACAAACTGCACCGGGAAATAATATCACAGTTGATATTGCAGATTTTACCGGCATGACATGCAAAGACGCTTTGGATAAATTAGCAGAGATAAGTAATTCTGTTTGGTTTGTTGATCCATCTTTCTTTTTAAGATTTCTATCTAGGGCTCCAATCGGGGCTAGTGTGTTTGAATTTACGAATCAGGGTTTGAATGTAAATATCTTGGGTGCTTCTGAATATAATGATGGGATTAAAAAAGTAATAAATAGGGTTGAATGGAAGGATAGCGAGCCAAAGATTGCGATTGAAGAAGCAAGTTGGGCTCCGGGTGATTCGTCTAGTTCATGGAAAAATGGTGTGCAGATTTATGAAATAGACAATCCGTTCGTAACAGATAATACTTTAAAGACTGCAATAGCGAGAGATATTTTGGGTGAGTTTGTTTTAAATAAGGAAGAAATAACTTTGCATACAAAATTTATTCCTCATTTAAAATTACTTGATCCTTTAACTGTAACCTATACCGGCGTGCCGGCAAAGAGTCCGGCTTATTTTTGGAATGTTGGATTATGTAATCCGGGTTGGTGGAATAAAGGTTATTGGACTGGCCGGCTCGGTGGGATAACGATTCAAGACGCAGGGATGAAGGTAATAAAAATAAATTATAATGTTATGAATTTTACTTGTGATTTTAAAATGAGGAGGGTTTAAAAAATGGTTTGGACAAATATACTAAATGATCCATGCAACCAAACATGGCCGACAGACGCGACGCAGGTAATGGGGAATTTTAATTATAGATTACAAACCTTATTGCCGTTAAACGCCGTCGGGATTGAAACCGATAATACTTATGATTTAGGAAGTCCGGCTTTTAGATGGAGAAATTTATATTTAGGGGGTGAGATTATAATGGCAAATGCGACGAAGGTATTAGCAAAAACATCTGTTACAAGATCAGTTTGGCCGGCTCCGGCTTGGACTGTTATGGTTTTCGATGTTGAACAACATGATTTAGTTGGCGACTATGACCCGATAACGGGAGTTTTAACCGCAATAGATGATGGCTATTATGAAGTTCATGTAGGGGCGGCCATTATTAGTAATATTGGTGGGGTTGCTAGGGTTGCGGCATTTGTTAATGGTGTATTAGCAGGACAACAAGATGGTGGAGAATATACTGGAAATTTAGGCATGGTAGCAAGCACAATTTTTTGTCCATTAGACATTAGAGTTTTTCTTAATATTGGCGACACGCTAGATATCAGGACGCAAACAAGTCTTGGTGGCCCGGGTCAAATGATGGTAGCCGGCTCATTTCTTAATATTATCAGAAGGGCGGTTTATTGATGAATGGCACAGGCGAAACTAAAGCGGCAATCTTACTGCGGGTCGTAGATAAGCTAGATGAGAACGAGAAGCATGGTTGTGCTTTTGGTAAAGTGCTAAATCAAAAGGAAACCGAAACTAAGGTTTGTCTTAATAAAATGGACAAGACGCTTGATAAAATAAATGAAAAGTTTACATGGGGAGTTATTATTATGGTTATATTATCATTCTTAGCCGGAATAAATTCAGTCGAGATATTTCTAAAGACCTTGGTGAGATAATGCAATTAGCATATCCTTTAATTAAACATAGGAAAATTTCTTCAAGGTATGGCTGGCGATGGTTGTCATTTAATGGGGGTAAATCAAAGCACGACTTCCATCATGGTTGGGATTTCGCCGCAGACTTAGCCACACCGGTTTACGCAAACGCTGATGGGATAGCCATGATCGGGCATGACCCTCACGGATTTGGTAATTACATTTTATTGACCGGGGTTACAGAACAGGGAAGTTTATTTAATATTTTCTTTGCTCATATGATGAATGGCTTAATAGTAAGGAATGGCCAGCATATCCTAAAGGGCGATTTAATTGGTAATGTAGGAAGCACCGGCCGATCAACCGGGCCACACCTTCACTGGGAAATGAGAATATTAAAAAATAGGAAGTTTGAATCTATTGATCCGAAATTAGTTTTAAATAAAAATATTGTTTTAAGACATGTATAAGGGGGTGAGATTGTGAATTTTTTAAAGAAGTTGTTAAGTAGGAAATTAATTATCGCGGTGGCCGGAGCAGTTTACTTTATTGGAAGTGGTGATATCAACCAAGCACTTGCTTTGATTCTTGGATATGTTGGTATTGAGGGTGCTATAGATATGGCCGGGGTTTTAAAGAAATAGTTTAATGACTGCCTTGCTTATGTTAGCCGCTACAAATAAAAAACAATCTGGGCTTCAACAGGGTAGGGCAGTTTTTCTTAGGCCATAGCCGAAGGTTTTAAGGGCAAATTCAAGCGTAAAAAGAAGATACAAAGAAAGGGCTTGCTTTTTTAATTCAAATGAGGCATAATTCAATTTGATGATTAAATCAACTGCTAAGAAAAAGAATAATCTTGAAAGAACGGGTGGTTTTTGCTTAGCGGTTGAACCATCCGTTGTTTTTTTAGGGGTAAGGTTTTTGGTTTTGTTAATCTTGCCCCTTTTTCTTTTCATACTCGACGCATTAGAGGTGGCCAACCTCACCAGACGAGTATAAATAAAGCAAGTGCGTAGAACTGGTTAAAAGATAAAAAAGATATGGCTTGACCGAAGCAAGGCGATATACTGCTAAGTCAAAGTAGGGAGCATAGGGTTTAAGGGTGCAATTTCCGCCCGGCCTACCCGAGTGCATTTAGGTTTGTAGTTTGCTCCTGAACCAGAAAAGTGGATACTAAACAGGTGAAAGAAATACATAGGCTTCTTATAACAGCTATATTACCTAGTATGTATCCCTCGCTTTGGCTTCAACCTGCTAATCCAAAAAAAGGAGTAAAACATGAAAGAAACCTGGCCTATTGATAAGTTAAGTAATTGGGAAGAAAACGCAAGAG